AGGAGATGGTGAAGTGGGGGAATGCCTTCATCGGGTCTCACGCGAAGGGCGAGGAAGAAGTTCAGCCTGGCCTTCGTATCGCCAGATTCGCCAAGTCAGTCATTGGGGCCCGGCTTGACCTCAAGACACCCGTTGAAGTTGGCAAGTCATTGTACCCGAAGGATCTTTCACTTCACAAGGCTCTTGGCGAAGCCACGGGTGCGGCTGGTGGCTTCATTGTGCCGCCGGAATACGCTGCTGAGATTATCCCCTTCTTGCGGGATATGGCAGTTGTGCGAAAGGCTGGGGCTCGAACTGTCCCGATGAATAGCAACACCTTGATGATCCCTCGGGGCGCAGCCGGTGCGTCGGCGGCCTACGTTGGCGAGAACGTGAACATCACGGCAACAGAGCCTGGACTAGGCATGATCCAGATGAGTGCAAGAAAACTGGCTGCGATTGTGCCGGTGTCCAATGAATTGATCCGCGACTCTAGCCCCTCGGCCGATGCATGGGTTCGGGATGACCTTGTTCAGGCCTTGGCGACCCGAGAAGATCTGGCATTTATCCGCGATGATGGGACGCAGTACAAGCCCAAGGGCATCCGATTCTGGGTAGATGCCGCAGGTTTGACGACTGCCAATGTCACCGTGAACATTACGAACACCCTCGCCGACCTTAAGACTAGTCTGCGAAAGTTCAAGCAGGGGCGAAAGGGCAAGATCATCACCCCTGCGTGGTTCATGAGTACGAGGACCGAACAGTATCTAGCGCATCTCGTCACAGGGGCGCCGGAGCGGTACTTCTTCAGGGATGAGATGCTGACTGGGAAACTCTTCGGCTATCCGTACTTTGTTACTGACCAGATCCCCGATAACCTAGGGGCTGGCGCAGACGAGTCTGAACTCTACCTGGTGGACATGTTCGAAGCCATCATTGGGGAGAACATGGCTCTGGAACTTGCTGTGTCCCAGGAAGCCGCATACGACGAGGGCGGCACCCTGAGGGCTGCGTTTTCTCTTGACCAGACGGTCTTGCGGGCGATTGCTCGCCATGACTTCGCTCTGCGCTATGGTCGAGCGGCCCACATCCTGACAGGAGTCAAGTGGTCATAAGACGATGGATGAGGAGGGCTTCGGCCCTCCTCTCCTCTCTCAATATAAAGGAGGGAAACGGAGATGGGATGGGTTTTGCAAAACATCGGGGCACTTATCAGGGCCGTCCAGGGCGTAGTTCCTCTTAGGAGTACTGGCGGTACAGTCAATGGACCGGCCATTGACCGAAGAGGCTTGCTCTCTGCAGTTTTGCTTCTGGAGGTTGGGGCTACGACTGGCGCCCCGACATCATTCACAGTGGATGCGAAACTGCAGGACAGTGCCGATGGCTCAACTGGATGGGCAGATATTGTCGGGGCGGCAGTCCCGCGAATCACGACAGTCAACACGCTGCAGTTTGTTGATGTGAATCTGTCTGCGGCGCGAGCGTTTATCCGTGCAGTCGTGGTAGATGCGTTCACAGGCGGGACTGCGCCGGCCGTGGATCGGTCTGCCTTGGTTGTTCTCGGTGGCGCCGATACCCTGCCTCAAGCGTAGTGGGTGAGGAGGCTAAGTCCAGTTTGGCCGTTCTGGATCGAAACAAAAACGGCCTTGACTCTTGACCCCTGGAGGGATTGGGCATGAAAGTCACAGTGGACGGCGAGGTTCGAGTCCCGGTTCGGTTCCTTGTTGGTGTGGCTCCTTACAATTCGGGCGAAATCGCAGGCTTCACAGAACAAGATGCCGCAGACCTTGTGATAAAGGGGTGTGCAGTCTATGAAGATCCTGCTGATGCTCCTGCGCCTGTTGAGGCTGAAGCCAGCCCAAAAGAGAAGAGCAAGAAGGGCAAGGAGAAGGGGGCAGACTAATTCGTGTTGGGCGCTTTGCTTTCCGTGATGGAAAGTTCATAGAGATTGACTATCCAGCACAGGACGCAAACGCCATTCTCAGACAAGGAGAGGACCGGTGGTGGTAGATGATTGGCGGGGCTCGCAAAGATAAGATGGTGAAGGGGAGTACAACGAAGGGAAAGGCCAGAGGATAAGTGAATGAGTTTGACTACTGGGGCATTGACAACCGTAGCCCAAATCAAAACCCTGCTGGTCGATAAAACGTCGGTTCCAGCAGGGCATGACTCCCTCCTCGCATTCTATATTGAAGCGATGAGCGACCGCATTGAAAGTTACGTTGGCCGTATCCTAGAGTTTAAATCATACGTCGAGAAATATATTGGTCACGGTCGCCAAATGCTCCTGTTGAAGCAGTGGCCCATTGCGTCAGTGGCCTACGTGAAGGATGATGGATCTACCATTCCTGCGACCGATTATGTGATAATGCCTGGAGAAGGAATGCTCTTCAAGGAAGGGGGATGGCCTGGAGGCGCATTGGAATTTCGTTCAATCCCTCTAGGTGAAGTCCATCCATATGCTGCCCGATACAACCTTGAGGTTTCCTATTCAGCAGGATACAAGACGCCAAACTTCACGCCTCCGGCCGAAAGAAACCTACCATTCGACTTGGAACTGGCGTGTGGGCGGCTTGTTGCGGGGCTCTACCTCAACCGTGATAAAGAAGGAATGTCTCGTTTGGCGAATGAGGGATGGTCTTCAGATTTTGATCGATGGCCATCTGATGTTGTAGCGATTTTGAATCACTACAAGAGGGAAGGATAAAATGCCTATCGCTGTAGTGATTCAGGGGGCAGCAGCGTTGGCAAGGCGATTGCGCCGTGCCTCTCGCGACCTTGATGCCAAGATGATGCAAAGAGCCCGGACGGTCGCCCTCTTGGTCGCCGATCATGCAAAGACACAAAAGGTTAGCGGGCAGGTCCTCAAGGTTCGCACAGGGCACTTGCGGCGCAATATTGTCGGTGTTGCCCGAAAGGTCGGAAGCGACATCCATGCAGTTATTGGTGTGCGCGCCCTCGTGCCCTATGGTCGCATCCACGAATTGGGAGGGATGTCAGGCGAGAATTTGCAAACAGTCATTCCTAAACGTCCATATTTGCAACCAAGCGTGGAGGAGAAACGTACAGAGATCATCGACATCTTCGGCGGGGCAGTGACTGAGGTTGTGGAGGATGCGAATAGGGGGATATTCTGATGCTTATCAACCTTGGTGCGTTAGTCACGAGGATTCGAGACATCCTTGCTTCTGATACGCGAACATCAGGCATCCTGTGGCATGATGGGCGTCGGAGCATCCAGCAAGTTCAAGGTAACCCAGCAGGTACCGTCTGCGTAGATACAGGGGAAGATGTGCTTGCCTATATTGGGGGCTTGGGACGCGAGGCGACGATCAATGTCCTTGTAAGCGTACGCGAGACAGCCGAGAAAGTAGGCGACGCTGAGAAGAATGTTCAAAATTGGCTTGACAGAACCCTTGCGGTCTTAGCAGAGAAGTGGGATTTGAACGCCTTCACGCCAGGGGCAGCAGTAGACCAGGTCAATTTCAGAACAGACAGTAATCCAGAGGCTGATCCGCCTGAGGCGCGATTCACAATAACAGTAGCCATCAAAATACGCCTGCGTTAGGGAGAAGGAGGGCAACAATGATTAAGATTAAGTACACTGGCACCTATCCGGTTGAGGTTCTTTCGGGCCCTGGGGCTCTTGTTGGCGTGGTGCGCCAACCTGGAGAGGAATTTGAGGCTGGCGATGAACTTGCTTCTGACCTGCTTCGGCGACCTGACTTCACAATCGTTGAAGAACCGAAGCCGCGCAGGCGAGGGGGAGAGGAGGGATAAGCCGTGTCGCAGGGGAGGAAAGGCCATATCGGCGTGGGGAAGGAAACGACCTTTGGAACACCGGTGGCAGCCGCTCGATATCATCGGTTCAGGAGTGAGGGGATCGTTACTGCTATCGAAGAGGTGACACCGCCGAACATCCTGGGCGTCTTTGACGAGGGCCCGACGTATCAGGGACTTAGAACCCATAGTGGGCCAATTGAATTTGACGCTCATCCAGTAATCCTTGGCGACTACCTGTTGAGTGGCGCGGGGCCAGTTACCACGACCAACCTTGAGGTTGGAGTACGATGGCAGCATGACTTTGCGCCTCGACAAACAGAATTCTCTGCTGACTGTATCCCGCAGCCACTGACGCTCGAAGTCCACCGAGACTTGCCTGGCTCTAATGCCTTTCGATTCGCGGGCGTCGGCGTGAACTCGATGCAGTTCCAATTTGGCGTCGGGAACAAGATTCTTGGGGCAAGCGTGGGGGCCATTGCCAGGTCTGTTGCTATGATTGCTCCAACAACGCCAGTCTATGAGGCCACGCGTGCCTTCCAGTGGCGCGAGGCTGTCATTACCTTGCCCGATCCCACAGTCGAAAGTGACATCCAAGACCTCACGATTAACATTGAGAACGGATATGAAGGCAAAGCATATATTGATGGTACGCAGGACATTAGGCGTATCCGTTCTGCTGGCTCACGTGTCGTAACGTGTAGTGGCGTCGCCTTGGTGAAGACCGCCGAGAATACTGCTTTCATTGGTGGGAGCGAACGTTATCTCAAGATCGTGTTCACAGGTGCGGCATTGGGGGCTGGGAACTTCAGATTGGAGTTTTGGTTCCCCAGGTTTCGGTATACGGCTTATCCAATAGGCATTGGTGGGCCGGACGAGGTTATGGTTTCGTTCGCCGGTAAGGCGAAATATGATCCAGCAGTAGCAGACACGCCATTCAAGATTCGGCTTGTGAACGGGTTGTCGGCCTACTAGTAGCACGCACGATTCCAGCACCCTGGGCTGGATAACTGTAGAGGGACGGGTGTGGTGACGCAGCCAGCGTGACCAGGGGCGCTGGATATGTGTCGCCCCGTCCCTCTTAGCATAGGAGGCGGAGGGACCATGGCATCGCCACAGGAACTTCGCAAGAGGAACCGTCGAGAAGTTACTGGCCCGAGCGGAGAAACATATATCATTCGAAAATTGACGCAAAGAGACTTCATGCCTAGAGGCTTAGTGGCTCTAGTTGTACAAGAGGGCATCAAACTGACACAAGAGTCCATTTCAGACTATGTGGATTCGCATGTTGAAGAACTTGAAGAAGTTGAACAGCGTATTCTCAAATTGGGCGTTGTTTCTCCTCTTGTCGTGCTTGATCCATCTAAAGAAGGGACGAATGCTATCTACTTCCTCGATCTGGGCGAAGATAAGGACTACCTGCTGAAGGAGATTGCGACATTCAGCGGGTTGAGCCTTGATGCATTGTCACAGATTGATAAATTTCGTGGGCCAAAATTGGACGATATTGGCGCCGATGGCCCGATTCTATCGAGTGCTTCCTCATGAACTCTTGGACATTCCGATAGAAGACTTCAGACTTGATCTTCAATGCTGGCGCTTGTATGTGAAGGAACAGGAACGGCAGGAAACAATGGAAGCAGACCGGATTCGTCGCGAACATTTGAGGATGCGGCACGCCCTGGAAAACGATGATGAATAGGTGATAGACAGTGGCTAATATCATTGAAATCATCGTTCGGGCAAATGCTGGTGCGGCTATTGCCGCTCTTGGTAAGGTTGAGGAAGGGTCGAAACGTCTCGCCGTTGCAGGTGCGGCTATTACAGGACCCTTGGCTCTTGCTGTCAAAGGGTTCCAAGCCTATGGCGAGGAAATCGACCGCGCGAACAGGATCACCGGCATAAGCGTTGAGCGGCTTCAAATGCTCAGATTTGCTATTGAGCAGGAGCATGGCACACTAAATGATTTGATTGCGGCCACCGAGAGGTGGGCAGTAGCATTGACAGAAGCCGCAGACCCGACCAGTAATGCGGCAAGATTGATTGAAAAGATGGGCCTTTCGGTGCGAGAACTTCGGGACATGAAGATTGATGAATCATTGATCCTCTTTGGCCAGGCTCTCAATAGGGTCGAAAGCGATACAACACGTAGCGCCATTGCTATTAAGATGCTTGGGGGAGGGTACAAAGGACTTATGCCCTTCCTTCGGCAAAGCACTAGTGATATAGAACGCAACATGGAGATGGCTAGAAAATTAGGCCTTGTCTTTTCCGATGAAGCCGTCAAAGGGGCAGAAGAATTTGGTGACCGCCTAACCGAATTGACAGCAGGACTCAGAGGCGCAGCCATGACTCTCGGGGCGCAATTGATGCCCTTTGTGCGAGAACTTGTGGTCGAGGCAACGCGGGCAATGATTGCAGTCACTGGATGGATGAAAGAACATCCAGTCCTAACTATGCAGATTCTCAAAACTGCTGCCGTTCTTGGTGGGTTGCTTACAGCGATAGGAGGCGTTGGTGTTGCGGCGGCCTTTCTTATTAAGGGCCTTGTCGCATTGAGGATTGCTGTCATTGCTCTTGCCAACCCTGTAATTGGACTTACAGCAGCCTTTGCGGCACTCCTTGGTCTTGGTTTGACGCGCCTCGAAGCCGAGGCCAATAGAATGAAGCAACACGCCGAAGATTCAAGGCGCATTAGTGATGCGTATATCAGAGGGATTATCAAAGACAAGGATTTGGTTCTTCGTGCCGTGCGTGGCGAGGCGTCAGCGAGAGCCGAAGCAATCAAAATCATCGAGGCGCACGGTGCAGCACAAGCACAGCAGGCTGCGATGGCGAAGTTCTCAGCAGAGATGGAAGAGGAACTTGCTAGAGTCCTCAGAGGCGGGGCTGGGGTTGGGGCAGAAGGGATATCAGTTCTTGAGAGGCGCCTTGATGCGATCAATACGCTTAGGGATCGGCAGATGGCCTATGCGGCTATTATGGACGACACCATTGACCGCATGAAGGCCGAGATTGCTGCAATTGAAACACATAGAACATCGCTGGCAAAGTTACTCCCATTGGCTAAGGACGAGAATGAGCGGCGTACAATCCTCAATCAATTGCTTCAAATTGAGAATGATTTGCTCATCCGCAATAATGATTTGAAGCGTGAGCAAACTCGGCTTACAAAACAATTAGTCGAGGAAACTACAAATCAACTGGTCGCCGATTTGACTAAGATCACAAAGATGGCCGAAGAGGGAGACGTGTTCGGCCTTGAGCGATTGAGGGATCAGTTGCGTGGGGCGGTTCCTGATATTGACTTTGTCATTGATAAGTTCAAAGCATTGGCAGTCGAGAACATTGGCAAGAAGATGGCGGATCAATTTGTGGAAGTTGCCCAAGCGATGAAGCGGGCCGCCGAAGAAGGGGACATTGACGCCATTGAAGCCCTCCATGAACGATACAAAGGTATGTTGCCCGATCTTCACATCCTTACCCAGCAGATGAAAGAGTATGCTGAAGCCCTGCAGGCGAAGGCGATGCTGGAACGAGAAGCCGCCATAAGGCAACGCGAGCACAATGAACAGATGGAAGCGGCACAGAGAGCGATTCAACTATATCTAGATATGCTTAAGAGAGTTCAAATACAAGAGGAGGAAGATTTGCTCAGGGCTGCATTTGAGGCCCCAGGTACACCAAAGGAGAGGGAAGCGGCTATCAAGGGTGCGTGGGATATTGTGCAGGCACGACGTGAGGCGCGAGACCAAGAGTTAGAGCATCTTCGGACACATCTCCAGCGTGAACTGGAACTTTATGAAGGCACGCCTGAAGACAAATTGAGACTAAGGATAATTGGACTTGAGAAGCAGTTACTTGTGAACGGACTCACCGAAGAACAGCAGGGGACCATCAAACATGAGATTGCTCGGACAAGAAGAGAATTGAATAACCTGATTATGGAGCCGATTGATCGAGTCGTCGGAGGCATCCAAAGCGCCATTGAACAGATGATTGTAGACGTGGCAACCGGATCAAAGACAGCGCTTGGAGGGATTGTAGACTTTGCTCGAAGCGTTGGCCGCGCAATCATTTCTGAGGTTGCTAAGGCAGTCGCACAGTCTGTCGTGGAGTCGCTCAGGCTAAGGGAAGTCTTCTCTTCACTCTTGTCAGGGCTCAAGGGTGGCGGCTTCAGGGGTCTTGCTGGAGGAGGGCTTCTTGGGTTCCTCTTTGGGCTGCTGGGCTTTGGCTTTGCACAAGGTGGAATCTCGCCAGGCCGCCTGACGCCTGTACGAGCGGCAGAAGGATGGATCAGCAATCGGCCAACGTTGGCAACCCTCTCGGAATTCAATCATCCTGAAGCCGTCATCCCCCTCAAGAAGGGAAAGATACCTGTGGAACTTGCGGGCGCAGCAGGAATGAATGTTGTCAATATCTTTGCGTGGGATACTGAGACTGGACTGCAGAAATTGTATGAGCAGGGCGATCATCTGGCCAATTTGATGGGGATGCAGAGGCGGATGAATCACCCAGCCTTCAGAGGTGGATAACGCCATGCCTGTGCCTATGATTTTCAAGGACGATGCCAACCGAGCCAATTCCATTTCCCTCGGTGTGAATTGGGAAGAGAATCAAGGCGATTGGCAAATTGTCTCAAATGAATTTCGAACTGTTGCAGCAGGAACGCATGTTGCGCGAAGCCGTGCACTTCATCCAAATGACTACCGCGTCAGAGTCAGAGATGTTGCTGAGGCTGGCAATGCCTTTGGGCCCGCATTTCGCGTTGGAGTGGGCGCGACGCCTAACTTGTATTGGGTTGAATTTGATGCAATCGCGGGCTATCGGATTATGAAACGAGTGGGGGGCGCTTATTCGCAGGTCGCTGCATTTGGTGGGATTGGACGTTTCCCTAGCGCCTATATGGGCATTGAAGGGCAGGGGACTACGCTCCGGGCCTACTACAATGAAATTCTGCGTGGGACAGTGACTGATACTTCAATCGCCACAGGGGCAGGCGGTCTCTGTTCACTAGCAGGCGGGGCGCGTCTCGATGACTTTGAAGCCTTGGGAGACTTCTTCTGGACTTACGTGCCCAATGGATATTCCATGCGTCGGATTGCAGGAGCCACCGAAGTTGTCGAATATGTAAGTGGGTTTCGCCAAGCGAATAAACTGTGGGAACGAGGCAGATATGGTTTTAGGTTTAGATACGATTCACTTACAGATGCTGAACGCGAAGCAATGGAAGAACTTCATTCACAACACTGGGGCGCATGGAAGCCTCTGCTAATTCGAGACCCAATCAAGGCAAACTACACGGCCAAGTTCTTTGGTATGGGCAATGGATTTGCGACCAAATTCAAACTTCACTGTGATTGGGCGATGGTCGTAACAACCTCTACTAATGGTATCGTAGACTCCCCACAGCCGACCATTGACTACTTCACAGGCGTCGTTACGTATGCTGCGGCTCCGGCCTATGGCGCTATTCTTCGCGCTGACGTAACTGATGCGCGGTATCGAGTCTACTTTGTGCAGGATGAATTGGACTTTCAGCGTGTTACGCATGAGCGATGGGGGGTCGAGGTTGAGTTCATTGGGGAGAAGACCATGCTAGAAGGAGTGCAGGCATAATGCCAAAGAACTGGCCACAATCCTTTAGAGACACCTCCAAGGCTCCAAGCCGAATCCACATCACGTTGTATCGGGTTACGCTTCCAGATGGAACTATATATCGTTTCGCCGATAGAGACACGGACGTGACGGCGAACATCCTTGGAATTCCATATCTTTTTGTGGCCTTTGGACATAGGCGTGGGCGAGCCACATCGAGAGTCAATCTTACTATTGACTCCATGGACATCTCAATGCCAAATGTCCCCTTGATGCTTCAGGATGGAACGAGGACTCGGCTGGGAGATATGGCATTATTAGGATTCCTCGACGGTGGAATTGTGGAACTTTTCAAGTGGGACGGGGATAACCCTCTTGCCAATGCTGTGCCCCATACAACGTGGATCATTCAAAAAGCCTCAACTACTCGTACCACAGTATCGCTTCGTCTAGAATCGCCATTGGCAAGAATTGATCGAGACATCCCTAAAACCATCCAAGATGAATTATGCCAGAATGAACTCTTCGACGAGTGGTGTGGTGTTCCTCGACCTTCCTATGAGATTACCACATCATTGTTCCCTGGTCCAGCCATTGCTTTTGAAGACTTGTTTAATCGATTTGTCTTAGGCACTGACTGGACAGATGCTGGAGTCGGTAGCGTGACGCTCGATGGATCGGCCGTGATGGTTCAGGCAACAGTCAATAATACAATGGCCCAGATTTATCGAACGCCACCCACCTTTCCATTCACACTAGAGATTCGTCCAAGTAACTGGGCACAATGGGGCGGGTCAACGCTTCGTAGCGCCTTCCTTGGAATTCAAGATACAGTAAGCGCCAATAATCCTGGTGTCTTCCTCAGTGCCATTGTCGTAAGTGGAGGCATTCGCATAGATATCACATTTTGGAATGGGACTTCCTGGGAGGCTATCGGGGGTCGCACGATCAAAACAACAGATTCTCCCTTGTTCCGACTATACTGTAATGGCCGGACAGTATGGTTCTCATACAGCATTGATGCGGGGAAAACATGGATAATGGCCATAAGTACAGCCACGCAAGGTGTTATGCCAGCAGGGCTAGGATCATATACGCGCGTGATGTTGGTTGATGAGAGGCCATCTGGTCAGGAAATTGTTGGCCATTCATTTGATTCTTACAGGGAGTACACAGGAGATGTAAGCCCAATCGACATCCGTTACGCTGATGTTCTAGAGAAGATGACAATACGGACTCGCGGGACTCAACCGACCGACTACTATAGCCGAGGAGAATTGACATATAACACAGGGGCTATGCTCGGGACTAAGCGGATGATCCGCAAACATACCCATGCTGATTGGGAAGTGGCTCGGTATGCTAGGTATACATACTTGAATCCTCCACAGGGTACGACAGACCCCCATTTCCAAGTCCTGACAGACCTGCAGGAATTCAATGGACGGAATGGAATTCCATTCGCCGGATTCCGTAGTTTATCGTTGGATGGAGTCATTCAGATCACAATTGATCTTGGAGCCTCTCGATCCTATAAGGAATTGACATCTTCCTTCACTGGCTCCGCTATTCCGTCTCAGGTTGAGTACCTAAAGTCAGACGATGGGGTAACCTTCACAAGTTTGGGGGCGGTATCCTCTGCGGCGGCTTCTAACCTTGATCATATCTCAGTTCCAGATAGGTGGCGCCGGTTCACCTTGACTTTGGGGGCTGCTGATTCTAGCCGATACGTTAGGGTTATTGTTACGCGAGCGGCCGATGGAGATTCCGTAGAAATGTCTGAAGTCTTTGTTCGGCATCCGAATGGAATTGAGACTCTTAGCCTAGCGGCCGACCTGCCCAGAGTCCCAAGTGCTGGCGATTCAATCAGGATAGTCCCAGGGTGCGACAAGCGGATGAGCGGAGACTGCAAGAACAAATTCAACAACCTAATGGGGTTCAGAGGATGCCCAAGGATACCGAAACCCACCGACACGCTATAAAAGACCTGCGCCAAAAGATTGTGGCCGAAGCCCAAACATGGATAGGGACTCCATATCATCACATGGGGCGGCAGAAGGGATCAGGGGTGGATTGCCTCTTCTTCCTCGTCGAGGTGTATGCGGCCGTTGGGGCTCTTTCCAAATTTGACTTGAAGGAACTGCTGTCTGAACTCACCTACTATGCCCCCGATTGGCATCTCCATCGGGATGAAGAACGGTATCTGGAAGGGTTACTCAAATATGGAGTGAGAGTCCCAATCCCAATGCCTGGCGACATCGTGACCTTCCAAACCGGGCGCACCGTTTCCCATGCTGGTATATGGATTGGCGGCGATGAGTTTATTCACTCATGGAATCGCGGGACGCGGCAGGGCGTACTTCGCGAAACAATGAACGAATATTGGTGGCAACGTTACACAGGAGCCTTTCGGCCAAAGTCAATGGTGGAGATGGAGGAGCATCATGGCTAAGGCCATATTCGCTGGACCCCTTGGAGGAGTCCTCAAGAACCTGCTAGGGTTTGCAGTAGGGTCTTTGCTCAAAGCACTCTTCATGCCCAAACCGAGAACCTATGGGCCAGAGGGAATAGCCAACCTTCAATTCCAGACTACCGCTCGCGGCGTCCCATTGCCTTTCCATTATGGCCGGCAGAAATTCGCTGGGAATATCGTAGCGCACTGGGGATTCCGTCAAGTCAAGAAAGGCGGAGGCAAGGGAGGCAAAGGCGGTGGCGGAGGGAAACAGCAGCAAGAGGAAATTACTTATGTGGCCTCTTTTGTTGTCAATGTTTGTGAAGGCGTTGTTGATCGTATCCATCGCATATGGTCAAATAAGGCTCTCGTTGATCTATCAAAGTATGGTTCACAAATCAGAGTCCGCAAAGGATGGCGACAGGCAGCCGATTCGACGATGCAGACGGTCTTTGGACCTGGATCAAATCAACCAAAACACAAGGAATCAATTGTCCTAAATGGATCAGGCCAGTCCTATGTAGTCGCGCGGACTCCAATTGTTGTTGGTAGTGACTTGATCTATTCCTTTGAAAGTGGCCCGGCTGGGTCCACTGGCAATCGGATTGTCTTCACGCAGGTCAGCGCTTCGCCAGGTCAAAATCAATATACCATCAGCAATTCAGATGGGCGCATTGTGTTTGGCGGGACGTATTCTAACGTGACAATTTGGATTGAGTATAGACAAGGGACAGGAGCAACAACAGACGTAGAGTCCTATCCTCATATAACACAGGTTGTCTTCCTCGATTGGGACTTGGGGCCAACCACCATGGTTCCAAACTTCATCTTTGAGGTTAGTCGGCGAGTCCCGCTCTCAGCCCAGCCTAAGCACTATATTGCAGTTTGGCAAGATGCTGGCCGCACATACAAATTGTATAATCCAGAGACAGGAATTGAGGCTTCAACAATTGACTTAGGGGCGATTTTTGATCAGACGCGCCATCCTTCGTCCCAATGGCATGCACTGCGGGGAGAGTGTGTTGCTGGACGACCAGGATTCTTTGTCCGCGACCTTCAGACCGGGGCATTGCTTAGTTGTTTCGCAAATCCACTCTCAGGAGGAAGTAGTGTATACCTTACGCGAACAACTGGTATTGTGGCAGGAGATGCTCTCGGTATAAATGGACAGTGGCAGAAACTTAAGGTCTTTGACTGGATATTTGATGATTCCTTAGCCATCGTGGGCGTCAAGTTCAGTTGGTGGCAAATGTTTTGGCCCGATCATACCAGTTTGAGAATCGTTGACATGGATGAGTTTTTTGTCTATGCCAACGGCATCGCGAGAATTCTTTTGCTTCTTACACGAGGCGCCGACCAGCATGAAGGCAATCAAGCAATCAAGAGTTATGTTATCAACAGATCAGCAATCACCACGGGCCCAAAGGATTCAGCGCCTGACGGTGACGTTGCTGCACTTGTCGTTTGTGGAAGTCTGATCTATGTATACTGGTCAAATTCAGGATCAGGAGAAGGGAACTTTGGGGAGATTCGCGTGTATGACTTGGCTGGAGGATCGGCGCAAATCCTCTCGGCCCAGAGTCGGTATTCCCCTGGCGTTGGAGAATACCTGGCTAGGGGAACGACTCTTGGAGGCGACCACCCTCCGGCCTTCAATCAATTCCCCCTCGTGGATGTAATCACAGGAGTCCGATCTTTCACTGGCGGCGGCCTTGTGGGCATGAAGGTAATTGGGCGGATGGTCGTCGTAGATAATCAAAACCCTGCTGGAACCCTCGTGCGCGCCATCAACATAGATGATAAGGCTATCAAGTGGACCGTAACTGGCCCAATCGCCGATAGTGGACAGATTATGGAAGTTCAGTACGGCGCCCAACATACTCCCTCAACTGGAGATGAGAATCCGGCTTGGATTGCATATGATGTCTTGACAAATACTAGGTATGGTTGTGGCTTCCCGGCATCAATGATTGACGAGGCTTCATTCCGAGATGCAAGTATCTACTTCGCACAGAACAGGCTCTTCATCTCACCAATTTTCCGTGAGCGGGGGTCAGCCCTGCAGCATCTTGAATCGATGCTCCTTCTTGTGGATACTTTCTTGACGTTCTCGGGAGGGAAGTTCAGCCTAAGGCCAAGACGCCAAGAGCCAGCATCAAATATCCCTGCGATCACCACTGCAGCATATACAAAGGGACAAAGCGTAGTAGTTTCCCGAGAAGGGAATACCGATCTGACAAGTAGAGTCATTGTCCACTACACGAACAGGGCGCAAGACTACACCCCAGATACCCAGGAAGCCCGGCTGCTTGGCCAGACGCACGGTCGGGAACTGGAGATAGGCGGAGAGGCCATCACTGATCCTGAACTCGCCCGCAAACTTGCCTACAGAACATTATGGGTTAAGAGCGTCAAACGTCTAACTGGAGCGATTCCTATAGGCCCTCAGGATGGGCATATTGAACCTGCTGATGTTATTGCATGGACAGATACCGATCTAGGGCTCTCTTCCAAAAGAATGCGTGTCGTAGGTTTGGGCGAAGAATCAGATGGCCGAGCCATGCTTGAGGCTCTTGAAGAGAATGAATACATCATGGAATGGGATGCTCCACTTCCTGGTGACGTCATTGTTCCAGTAAGCCCTCAATTGCAAGATCCAGCGGCACACACGCGATTGTCAGTCCTGGAACTTGGCCCGGTCCCGGTGAATGGGAATCCATCTATTGTAGCCATTGTCTCTGGAGTCGATAGAGCGTGGGCAGGGGCAAGATTGTATGCCTCGGATGACAATGCGACCTATACCAGGATAGCCGAGATTGGTACTGGATCAGTTTGGGGGGTAACGAGAACAGGCCTTGTTGCTACACCAAGTCAATTCCTTGATGAGACAAACACTGTTGATGTAGAGATTCTAGCGCCAGATGTGACTTTGGTATCGGTGACAGATTCACAATTTCGTGCTGGAGTCAATCGCATCCTCATTGGTGGGGAGATAATCTACTTCAAAACAGCCACTCTTGTCTCCGGCCAACGATATACCCTCTCTACGCTCCTCCGGGGGATGGAATTGACCACCGCCACATCGCACAACGCCGAGGCTGGAGCCTTGGTCCTGAATCAATATGCGATCATTTTGACACCAGTCCGAGGAACAATTCCAAAGATTGGTCTACAGCCCATACAGTCTATGCCAATTGATTGGCTCCTTGTGGGGAGGACTATGTTTTTCAAGGCCACTTCCCGCAATGTGATGGGCGAGGAGCAACCTATTTCTGAAGTGTCTCCTGTGAGCATTCTATATCAAGCAACAGGAGGGATGCCCACTAGAATCGATAACCTGCAAGGGGTCAATGCGGGGGCGATTCAGGCCAGTGGCGCTGACTTTGAAATGGGCATAGCCACAGGCCTTTCAGTGTCAGCGTCACCGAATCGGCATCTCAAGACTGTTTGGACATACACAGATGTATCTATTCAAGAGGACAGCGAATTGGAACGAGGCGTCGTCGATGGTAAGGACCCAAACTTTAGAGCCTATCGAGTCACCTACAGAGTCGGCGCAGATGTAAGGCGCATCCGGGAAGTTACAACTGAGACCGATACTTACACTGAGTCAGAAAATATCGCCGACAGCGGGTCATGGCAATCGACCATTGGGGTCACTGTACAAATTGTTGGAAAGGACGGCGGGTTGTCCGAGGCAATTTCTAGGACCTTCACAATGACTGTCAAGACATAGTCAGATGGATAGAATAAGAGAGTAGGGAGGAGAATAATGGCCACTGTTACGAGACACCGCAGATTGACGAAGCCTGATCCGACTGCGGCCGCGAAGACTTTGACTTATAATACAAACCTGGATAGAGTCGAAGCCGGGTTCACAGTACAAGGTCTTGCTGGCGAGTCAATCAGCCAATTCCAGGCCGTCTTCTATAATGCGGCGACGAATCGATGGTTGAGAGCGGTTGATGCTTCTTTGGGGGTTCGGGGAATCGCTGCAACAGCCGCAGGTTCAGGTGCCACCATCTACGTTTATCAAGAGCCCCTCTCCATCGTTACCAATACCGGATGGGCATGGACAGCAGGACAAGACATCTACATTAGCACCACTGCTGGAACGCTGACAGCAACCGCCCCAACAACTAACAGCCAGCCTATTGGCATTGCTATAAGCCCAACAGAGATAATGCTCTATGAAGGAGGCGGGGTTGGACGTAACACCAAAACCCTTCGACTCCATGTTCGTTATGTATCTGAAAATACCAATATTTCCGATCCAGCCTTAATTGTGGAAACACCAGATAGCATAGGGGCAGGCCAAGCAGTGATGGTCTTCAAAACACAAGGCGTAGAACGGGGGCGTATTCGGTCAACTGGATCGGGAGACCTTGTTTTGAGTGGGATAGGCGGAGATTTATTCATTGATAATGATAACCCTAATGCTAATAGCAATATCCGTGTAATGCGATCAATGCTCCCTCAACCGACAGGAACAAGAGACTTTGGGAGTAGTTCTCTGGGGTGGAGGTCAATTTTCACCCGACGCGATGATGGGATTCAACAACATACTCTTGAAGCGCACAGCAATATTGCATCAAATTCCCCCATCACACAATACCTACGAGCACGAGTCGGGCCTGCTGCAATTTTGTCAGGAGACCGCCTTGTAGCATGGATTGCCACCGCCTACAATGGGACAGCCTTTGCTTCTGGAGGGAACAACGCTTTCTTTGCGACCGAGAATTGGACAACAGCAGCCAATGGAAGCCGATTCCAAATCAACATCACCCGCGACGGAACGACCAGCGTCATTGTGGAGGCCATTGGAGTAAGAACCCCAGCAGATGGCGAGACCGCTCTCTTGATTGCACGAAACATCGGGGGGACAATTACTGTACAGCGAGTTAGCATGGGGGCAATTGATAGCGCAGGAGTCGGATTCAGAGCCCTGCGAATTCCGAATTAAGAGGAGGGCATCGCGTGAACACCCTTTTGACATGGACTCCCAAGAGTATCACAGATTACTGGCTCATCAAAACAATGGTCGCTGCCCTTGTCTATCTTTTCGGAGGAGACCCCCTTGTTCATGCGATGTATATTCCCTTCTCAATCTTGATGCTTCTTGACCTTCTCACAGGCATTTGGGCGTCGAGAAAAGAGGGGCGCAAAATCACTTCGTCAGGCATGATCCAGAAAACACTTAAGAAATTTGCATCCTACGCAATCATTATCGTAGCCGCTCGGATGCTAGAACATATCCTGGCGCTGGCTATCGGCGCACCTGCACTAGGATTTGTCTCAGTCAAGGTGGCTCTCCTCTACTTGACGTTAGCAGAGGCCACCAGCATTGACGAGAATCTGCGGAGGGCCGCCGGCATTGGGCTTGGCGCTATCCTGCGGCGATTCTTGAAGGCGTCTGGCGTTGGAGAGGATCTACCGAAAGGCCCGCGCCAGTAGCCGCAGAGGCATTGCAGGAGGGCCGACGCGCCCGCCGGCCCTCCTAGGAGAGGATCTATAGGCGGGGACAGGCCTTAGGGCCTAGGGGCGGAGCCTAGGGCCTAGGGTGGAGCCTAGGGCCCAGGGGAGTGGCCCTAGGATCGTTGGCGATCCACAGAGACCCGAGGCTCGTCCCCTTCCAGGCTGCGAATCCGGACAATCAACGTTTCCCTCTCCCGCAAGAGATTTTGTATCACCTGTTCTGCCCTTGTGGCCCGCGTTCGTTCGCTGGCAAGAGTAAGCGCTAGATCACCAATGATCTTTTGAATTTCTATGAGGTCAACGGTGATCTGCGAGCCCTGCGACGCTGCGCCTGGGCCCGATTCCGGCGACTGACTCTGCGGGTCTTGCGTGCCCTTGACCATGACTCACTCCTTTTGCGTGGTTGGCGCTTCACTATGACGCTCCTTAAGGTGGGCTTTCAATTCCTCAACTGATCGAAAGATTGGAAACTCATCGAGAGGGAATCGAGCGATGATGAGAACCTTGGGCACTTTGACGTGATCGGTCTCCTCAGTTTGATAGCCAGGGCGATACTCAATCTCAGTTCCCAAGATCACTTCATCGTCATCTTCATACATGCGTATCCCAACTGTTGCAAGGACAGGAAGGCCAGTACGATACTTCTCACGTTGTTTCCCTTCAGCGTCATACCAAACAATGGCTTCTGTTGGCGCTTGTACAGGGCCACGCCGGCTCATTTCTTCTTTCCCTTTTCATCCTCTTGCGGTGTTTCGGGACGCCTCACCTTGTATGCAGCAATCCACACCATGCGGCCATCAATCGCTTTGACTTTCTTGCGCCCAGCAATGAGGTACCCAGCCGCATCGAGTTTGCGAAGTTGTTCGCGAATCCATTCGATGCCTTTGCCTGTTTTGACTGCAAGTTCAGCAACAGAGAAGCCATCAGCCATTTCTTTAGTTGAGAATTTGCTAAGTAGAGCCTCCAAGGCTTTGAACTCTGCATCGTTTGGAAGTGGCATCAATAGTCACGCTCCTTTGGTTTGTAGAGGGGGATAATCTCATCGACGACGCGAACAAATCCCCCAAGACGATCAGCCCCTTTGGTTCCTCGATAGATAGTCAAAATCAGACCACCAATCTCAGGATAGAGACCAACCCGCTTCAGGTAGTCTGTTTGTGACTGTAGGCAGCCCATCTGATACCCGATGACGTTACGGTACATTGGCAGATGGTTCCATGAGTGGTAGTGCCCAAGGAGGAAGACTTCAGGCTTCTCGGCAGGCGCGAACTGTTCGATACGTTTCTGGGGCTTGTAGGACCGCGCGTAGGCATTGCCTCCGCTTCCGTGTGATACGTAGACATGGACGCCATCCACAAGAACCTTTGCGCCCATTGCGCCCAGATAGACCATATCAGGTCGCCTCTCGGCCACAGATTCAAGCAGATTGAATCCGCCTCGCTGCCAGAAAGACCAGTCATGGTTCCCTGCGATCATGTAGGTTGTGATGCCATTGCGCTTCGGATACTTCTCAGTGACGTAGTCCCTCTGCACGTCCGCCCCATGCAGAAAGACGTCATAACGTTGGCCACGGTAGACATTCCCATCGCCTTCTGCGATGTCGCCACAATTCAATACAGTCGTGATTCCTTCGGCAGCGAATCGGTCATAGAGAGCATTCAAGAATGTCAATTGCTGCTGGCGGCTTCCTAGATGCGTACACGAGAGGGCGCCAAATTTGACAATATCGCCTCCTTCCCATCGTTCTTTGCTGAAGGTCTTGATCTCTTTCAGATGCCGTTGTTCAGATCCTGGATCGTGCTTGACAATCCGGTATCCTGCAGCCTGTAGATCCTGGATCATTTCCTCTGGCTTTAGTGGAATAGAGGCGCCTGATTTCCCCCCAATCGCACTGAGGATAGCGAGGATTGTTTCATCCTGTCCATTCTGTTTTGGCATCGTACTCCTTCCTTTCTCGTCAGGCCTATTAGGCCGGGCGTAGGTTATGCTCTACACATGAGACAGGCTTACCGCATCGCACGCAGTATCGCGCAATCAGCGCGTCTTCGCGTGGCAACGAGAAATAGAACCCACACGACAGACAAGATAACTCGATGGGCTCCCGCATGTAATCGACAATCCCCCATGCTACAGATAGCATGCCTCCCCTCCTTCCTTCACGCTATCTTGCTGTGATTGGCACAAAGACGTGGACTCCTTGAATTTCACCATTGACTAGGCTCACAAAAATGGAAACACCCTTAGACCACCAAACTACTATTCCTGCATGAGGCGTCAAGAGCCACGCATCTTCATGCGGCGCACCAATGAAGGTTTCAAGGGCACCCCTCTCTGCAAGGACGCCAACCTTCAATGGCGGGGCACCAAATCGTTCGTCGTCGGTCCCGACGAAGGCTACCTGGCCAGGCGTCTTCAAAATGACTTCGTCGATATCATGGCGATACAAGGAGTCAAAAATACAGAAACCAACGCCTGGCTCTTGATTGCAGGTCCCGAGACCATGCTCGTCATTGTGATCTTCGATTGGGCCAAGTCCCTCCATGATCCCTCTGGCAGCATCGAAGGGCATCCCAATGACAATAGGCCCAATCATCTTCCCAGGCACAATTGGCCCTGAAACAGGCGCTGGCGCAGTGTTACTTGAGCCGAGCCCTACCAGCGCGAAGGACAGCGCGAATACCAACGCGAACATCAGCTGCCTCACGACGTATCCCCCCTTTGATCAGAGGCGCTAGACTTATCCCTGCGTCCCTGTATATCTCTTCGACCTTCTCGGCCGAAGGGTAATGTCTAAGAAGTTGACGCGCGAGAGCCCGAACAATCTGAGGGACATTTGGTGTCTCTTGTGGGATGCATAGCATCAGCAGGAATTCTCGCGTGTGCACGATTGCCCGGGCTTCCTCGACAGGAATTGTCATGTTACCATCTGGCCGTTAGTGCTACATACCCGTCATAGCGAATTGCATTGTTAGGGTACCAAGCCGCTTGTGCCTCTAGCCCAAATGTCTGGTTGAGTGCATAGTTGATTCGAGCGGCGAGGAATGGACCAAGATTGAAACTGTGCCCAACTAGCCCTGTCACGTGGAATCTACGCTCAAGCGCTACGATTTGTGGCTGAGGGATTTTGTCGATTGGCGTAACGACCTTCGCATCTACTTTGATCGGGGCACCAATATCAAGAATTGGCTGCCAAAAACCTGGTTGGATCTGGCTGGCAATAATCCTGAACTTCTCGCCTTTGACAATGTCGCGTGTCGCCTCAATCTCAAAAACAAGAGATTGGGGGGATCTGTCGATGATCTCTTTGATCTTTTCGGCAGGCAAGGTGATTGTCTCGATCTTAGTCTCAACGGCCCTCTCAGTCCGAGTGACCAGAACGGGCATGGGCTTCTCGTATCCAATGTACTCTGGAACCTTAATGAAGACAGTCTCTGTTTTGCCTGGAGGGAGAGTCTTCGCCCTCTCATCGAGTACAGCAATGGCTTGATTCGCCCGCGCTAGCGCAGCCTTGTATTCCTCCTCGCGCCGGAGTCCTTCTGCAATTTGACGTTCGAGCCTGTTGGTGTTGATCTGGCTTATGTACCCTTGAACAACGATAATGAGAACAAGGCCTAGGGCCACGCCATGTTTCTTCACTAGCCCTAACAATGTTTGGGCTACTACACCAGCGATCATGGCCCTAACCTTTTGATTCAGGAACCCAACGCTGAACAAGCAGGTACACGCCAACGCCTATTGCAATGCTAAGTACGAGAACCATCCCTCCCAGGTCTTCAGAAACCTGTCGCCCAGCAAATTGAGAGAACACAAAGCCCGCGAGCCCTCCCGCAGCCACATCAACGTGCTTCTTCCAATTCTTCCAATTCATCGACCTGCCTCCTCTCATCCTTGGTTGTATCCTTGCTTCACACGTCTAACATAGGCGGCTACTAACTTCTCATCATACCGATTCGCTTCGAATCCAGGACCATTATACCCTCTCGCAAATCCTTTCCAATTTTTGGCTCGGAGTCGGCGTGCAAGGCCATTTGACTGCATCCATCGGCATATGGCCTTGAGGTGTTCTGATTCATTTAACTGCATTGCGCGTTGGAAACTCCTAAGGTCTTCAAATCCTGCAGCCTTGTAGTTGAATCCCATGATCTGGAAAGCGCCCCACGACGTTGAAGCAATGGCTGCTTCCTCGTCAATTTTAAGCGCAGTCTCATACCGAGCATACTCTCCTGCCCCTCCAATGTAGTGCTTGCGCGTCCATCGCTGATAGACAATAGATGGATAGAGGCGGCCGAACCTTTCAGGATCAAGGCCACGCCTCTTCAATTCCCGCCACATGATGTGCCCTTCAAAAAGGATCTTGGGGCGACCGTCGGGCAGGAATCCCGCCCCAGATGCCTCTACATCAGCCACGGCTTGCAGGGCTGCAGGCTCAACGCCAATGATGCGGGCGGCTTCACGGATGTCTTCCCGGCGCAAGGTCATGTGTCTTCTCCTATCTGAATTCTTACCCACTCATGCCCGATTTCATCTCAGACATCAAATAATTCAAGATACTTTGTCCAAGGCTCACGCGATACCGAATTGCGTCCGCCGCACCTTCGGCTAACTCTGCCCCAACCCGGGCCCGGCCGCCGATCTTCTCGCCTTTGTGGGCGCGCGAATATCCATTCAGGATAGCCGCCTTAGCAAGGAACGTGAAACGGTATGCGTCAATATGCATGAGATGCTTGATCAGTAGCGGCCCAACATCAGGCATAGGCTTCCCCAAATGTCCTGCTGCTTCACGAATCAATGTTATGACGGCTTGAACTTCTTGTTCAATCCTCTCCTCGACTCCCATTTCAAACTCCTTTCTTGGCAAGGAAGAAGCACAACTGTTTCTGTGGGCAATTTGAACACCACGAATCTACTTCTTGTTCTGGCAGGTCACCAGGCTTTGGATCTTTGATGCCGCGTTTGATAAGTCGGTCTACATACACATTGAGGCGTTTGAGCAGGGCGTCGCCCTCCTTGCCAATCTTTGAATCATAGGCAATTTTGTAGATATGGCGGCTTTGGTCATTCTTGTTTTCGTACAGAATGAATGCCCACTTTGAGTCAGTTTTATGCATGTAGCGTTGGGCTTGTAGAAAGTGGTTCCATTCAGGCGCATCCTGACTAATGAACCGTTCGTGTTTCCTTCCTTTCAATTCAACAATTACCTTGCCAAGAGTCGATAGTGGCCGCACATGAAATTGAACAAGAATATCTGCGTGGCCAGTCTCGCGCAAGCGTAGATCCTCAATGCTGAATTCAGCACCAAAGAGAGTAGCAGCCTTGAACTTCGCAAGCCGCTTGATCCATGCCTGAATACGCTTATGCCGCCACTCTCCGTCATCAAAGATGGCTGCTGTCTTTGCCGCAAGTTTCTTTGGCCTATCAGGATAGACCATCTGCATGACCATGTACCGCTTGCATGGTTCAGAAGCAATGAGACTCCCCCTGAACGTTGACCGAATTGGCTTGTTCTTGTATGGTAAGTTGAGTTTCTCAATGAACCGCTTATTGCGTTCATCTATTGAAGGCTTGTCAGTATCTTTTGTTAGGCTCCAATCAATGAGGCGGTCCAGCAAAGCCGTATCGCCATCTTTGACAATGGTCGCCTTCTTTTTGAGTCCAGTGGTCAATAGTTCTCCAAGTTCAATCTCTTCGCTCATATTCGCGCCTCGCGGCTATAGCCAGGGAAATGGCATCTAATTGATGTTCGTCAACCTTTTTGAAAGAAGGGAAGGCGAGGAATTGACGCTTCAGGCGCTCATGCATCCTCTTTCGTTCAGGCAGATAACGGATTGTACGGATGCCCTCGCCTGTACTAAGTAGGCGATGTTGGGCTGGCCTGTATTCAAGCACGAGCAACTGGCGCCTACGGGCAAGGGCAACAGTGATTCCGACGAATCGGGCAAGAGCATCAATAGTTCTCATGTTGCGAGAAACCATCGGATTCTCGACCGCCACAATGCCAGGGAGAACTTGTTCAAGAACGCCTTCATATGCCTGGGACCATTGAGCCAAGCGGTCAGGCAGGTCGCCCACAAATTCCATCGTCTTGGGCGATTGAAGCAGCCTGAGGGGGACCGTGTTCCCGTTGATCGAGGCCAGACCTACTGTTCTGGTCCCAGGGTCCACGCCGAGAATCGCCAATATTGCTCCCATCAAATAGCCCTCCCTGAATCCAATTCTCCCAAAACAAGTCCATCTGTTGGTTCATGGTCTTCCTCCTGTGGAAAGTGTCGTTTGAACTCTGTCTCAAAGACTAGATACACACGCAAAGTATCGAGCGGGTTCCTACGTTCAAACAGAAGTTCAACATAGGGCAGGCGGTCCTCGGCTGCTGCGTGTTTTTGGATCTTCTTCAAATCAGCATAGTGCAGGCGTATCGAGTCGCGTTCTGTGGCTTTGCATTGTCCGAGAGCCACGCGGTCGCTTACGTCCTCCTTCATGGGCCCTGCGCCCGATGCCCAACGCACCTTGCCGCCTCTTGCCTTCGCTAGTCTGTGTTCCTGGCGCTTTGATAAGCGCTTGATATGTTGTGCCCTCATAGTCCTGCCGAATTGAGAAAGATGCGAACCAGGCGCCCCAAATACCATGCCACGGTCGCCGAGACAAAAATGAACAATATGGCGATGATGATCCATCCAGTGATGTATGCCAGAAAGTCTTTCATCTGTTGCCTCCCTTCTTTCTGCCAATGCCAATCTTGGCCAGTTCTGCTTTCGTGTAGAAATTTAGAATCAATGTACAATATCGGAATGGCGGCGATACCTTGCTCTTCATCACACGCACCTCCAATTTGGCACCATATCGGCCTTGGAATGCCCCTGCCTTCTTTGCCAAGTCAGACGTAAGCCATTCAGTGCGAATGATCTCTAATCGCACGCGAGCCTGCTGCTTTAACATTTTGCCGCCGTGTGTCGAGGAAGGCGATCCATAAAATGAACGCATCGCTCCGATGTCGGTGGTGAATTGATTAATGAAGAGAACCACTGTCTTCTTGCCTTTCAATGCCGAGAGCATGACACGAATTGCCTTAGCCATAAGCCGGGCCTTCACGCCCATCTTCTTATCGCCCATGCCTTCTTCAGCAACGCCTTCCAATTCTTCTCTTGGAACCATCGCGGCGACACTGTCTACAACGATAAGATCAATGTCAGCCTTGATCAATGCAAGCGTAGAATCGAGAGCCTCCTCTGCTGTCTCTGGCTGGCTCCATATCAAGTCTTCAATATTGATTCCAAACCGGCGCATCCACTTATCATCAAGCCCATGCTCCGCGTCTAGGTAGGCAGCCTCTCCACCACGCTTCTGTAACATGGAAATGATAATTTGTGCGAGGGTGGATTTGCCGCCCGAGGGTTCGCCGTATAACTCAACAATGCTGCCCTGTGGGAGCCCCCCACCAAGCATTTCGTCTATAGGGCCGACTCCTGTTAGCATCCGAGGGACCTCAAGCATCTTGGAGTCGCCAAGACGAACGATGGTGCCCTCACCATATTTGTCGTTGATTTCCTTGAGGGCGGCTTTGAGATTTGGGTTACCCACTTTTCTCTTTCTCCTCATAGAGCACATAGGCAATCACAACATAGACTGCCAGATCCCAAAGAGAGTCCTTGACAGATTCATTCTTGAGTTTTCCCCTACGGATAAAGGCCTTGAGTCTCGCCATCTTATCGTTCCCTCGGATCAAGGCTCCAATCCATGCTTCAACGCCAAAGTCTTCTGAGGCACGAACATTGGCGAATGGATCAGTGGCGGTGCCATAATCTGCTTGCTTTTGATCGTGGAGCCTGCTAAGTTCACCAAGGACTTCATGGAATCGCTGACTACTTGGGTGCCTCCGCTCCATTCGTCCTTTTCGCATCCGCCTTCCTCCTAATCTCCTCCAGGCTCGCTACATTGATAAGGTAGACCTTGTTACGATCAGCATTGACTTCAACCTCGACAATTACAGGCTTGCCGTTCAGTGCCTTGACTGCGTTGGCTCGCTCAGGTTCTCCTGGTCCGCCCCGGATCATCATAACCATGTATTCGCGTTCACCATCCAATGTACAGTAAGTCAATTTCTTCGAGCGGCTGACACCATTCTCGTCAAGACGATGAATTGTGCTATGCCCAACATTCGTGATAACGCCCGCGAACAAGTAGATGCCTGACGTCCATTGCAATTTCTCAATTGGGAGCACCTTGGGATTCCGTTTCAATAGATCCTTATAGAGCGTCAACGGGTGTGGCCCGATATGGATTGGGAAGACTTCGTGTCGTAGGGTTGCCAACGTTGAATCATCATATTCCACGTGAGGCAATTCATCAAATTTGAGCCGACGCAGGCTTTCAAATCGGGCCCATCCATCCTCGTGGACGGCCTTAAGGGAGACAGCAGGACGTAGATCTTTTGCCGCTCCTGCTTGCAAGAGGGCCTTAAGCACGCGGGCATTCACAATGCGTTTCTCGATGGTTCCAAAGAAGCGTTCCCATGATGTAATACCCTTTGCGGTCTCCAGTATTCTGCCCGCCCTCTCACCTATCCCTTTGATGTCTTTAAAGCCAATCCGAAGGGTTTTCCCTTCAATCTTATATCCCCATCCACTCTTCCCTACTTGAGGCGCGCGAATCTCAATGCCAAGGCGGTGAGCCTCTTTCAAATAGAGAGCCACACGCTCAGGGTTCTTTTCATTGGAGATGAGCACTGCCAGATATTCAAGCGGATAATAAACCTTCAACCACATACACCATGATGCAATCATCGAGTATTCAACAGCGTGCGCCAAATTGAAACCATACGCGCCAAAATCACGCATGGTCTTGAACACTTCATTGGCTTGGGCTTCAGTCATTCCACGCTCCTGACAGCCTTTCAGAAAATCCTGCCAATAGGAATTGAACTTTTCCAAACCTTGCGATTTTGATACGACCTTGCGTACTGTATCGGTTGTACGCCACTTGAATCCTGCAAGGCGATTGAAGATAAACATCAATTGTTCTTGGTACAATGGAATCCCGTAGGTGTCCTTGAGAATCGCTTCCAAATAGGGATGAGCATAACTATACTGCTGCCTCCCTTTCTTTCGCAGGAAGTATTGTTTAATTGTTCCTGACCGCAAAGTACCGGGCCGATAAAGGGCATTGATGTCAACGATGTCCCTGAATTTCTGAACGCCAATTGCCTTAGCCCAGTAGGCAATTCCTTTGGATTCAAATTGGAACACGCCCACAGTATTGCCTTCATTAAACTCTGCGAGGACCTTTGGATCATCAAGAGGCAAATCTATCATCTCAATCTTTTTGTTGTGCCTTGCCTTGATGGCCTTGAGTGTTTTGGTGATCGTGTCAAGGATATCAATGCCGAGGATATCAATCTTCAGGAGTTTCAGCCCCTCAAGATCATCCTTGTCCCACTGTGACATCCGGTAGCCATCTTTAGTTCGGTACGTTGGGAAGTAATGAGTACAGGGCTTATCGGTCACCGCAACGCCTGCAGCATGTTTCCCCAGCTGACGCGTGGTACCTTCAAGGCGCATCGCCACCTTCACAACCTTAGGATACTGCTTAGCAAAGGTTTTGAACTCAGGCGATTCGGTGGCTACGTCTTCTACCGTCATATCGGCGCGAGCATCGCCGCCAGACTTCACAATGATAAGTGGCGCGACCTTGTTAATCTCTTCTGGCCGCACATCAAATGCCTTGGCAACATCGCGAAGAGCCAACCGGCCTTTGAACTCAATGTATGTTGCAACACCAGCGACACTTTCGAACCCGTACTTCTGCCGTAGGTATTCAACAATCTCCTCGCGGCGCGAAGCAGGAAAGTCCATATCAATGTCAGGCAGGTCAGCCCTCTCTTCAGTTATGAATCTCTCAAACAATGTGCCATGGACAAAGGGATCTACATCTGTAATGCCAAGGCAATAGCAAACCAGGCTCCCTCCACTACTCCCTCGGCCAGGCCCTACCAACATCCGGGCCCGTGCCCACCGCATCAAGTCTGCGACGATGAGGAAGTAAGGATGGAGTCCTTGTTTGAGAATTATCGATCCTTCATACTTGAGTCGCTGGCGATAGGCATCTGTATCGGGGCGCTTGTCAAGGCCGCGTGCCCGGAAACCCGCCGCAACAATGCGTTCAAATTCAGCCTTTGGATCTTTGGCAATTTGTGGAAGAATGAATTGAGACGGAATTGGCTGATCGACCCGGCAACGGTCCACGATGTCTGACACCCCTTGAAACGCGGCATCAACATCGCATCGCCTGATTTGGCCATGATAGTCTCTGAACCATTGTTGCAGAGTTTTATCACTGGCAAGGTAGAACCCATCCCATGCGAATTTCCATCGCTTTGGATTTGCCATTCTGTCTCTGGTCTGGACACAGAGCATCACTTCATGAACTTCTGCATCAGAGGGCTTCGGGTAATGCACATCATTTGTCGCTACAAGGGGGAGTTTGAGTTTGTGCGCGAGTTCAACGAGAACAGGATTAGCGTTTCGATACTCAGACAGGTTTGCGGGCTGTAACTCCACATAGAACCGATTATCAAATCCACGCTTGAAGATTTCCAAAACTTTTATGGCTCGATCAATCTCGTTTGCGTTGATCAGCCGTATCACCTTGCCAGAAGAACAGCCTGAGAGGACAATGAGTCCTTCTCGATGTTTGAATAGTGCCGGATAGTCTAGGATTGGTCTGTTCCTGTGCATCCGCTCCCCTGCTAATGAAGCAAGACGCAGCAGGTTCTGATATCCTTCTTGGTTCATAGCAAGGACCGTGAGGTGTTCCCATGCAATACGTCGTTGTGCTTTGTCTACCGCACCACTGTCCAAATAGAATTCGACACCAGGAATGAATTTGATTCCTGCCTGCTTACATGCCTTGAAGGCCCGCGCCATTCCCCACAAGCCGCCATGATTTGTCTGAACATAGGCCGCGAGTCCCATTTGTTTCGCTTGCTGAATATACTCGTCCGTCTTCCCAAATCCATCCAGGAAGGAGAACTGGTCATGTAGATGAAGGTGAGCGAAGCCACTCATTTTATGCTTGTCGCCTGAGGGGAGGGAGGCGGGCAGGTCTCGCCTCCCCACAGCCTCCTCCTCCTACTCAATTTGGAATTCGTCGTCGCTGCCGTCGTTGTTGCCCGCGATAGCCTCATTGCTGTCTCGGCTTTTAGCGGCTTGGATTGTCGGCATGCCGCGTGGCTTGAGCATTTCCATTAG